GCCCGTGAGGGCAGATCGCAACTGGACTGGTCGTCCGGGCTTCGAAAGAAGTTTCTGTCAGGGTATCCGCGAGGAGGACCTGTATGGCATTTAGCCAAGCAGAAGCTCAAAAGAGGTTGATCGCTGTCGGATTGACCCCGACACAAAGTACTCAGATTGCCTCCTTGGTCCAGCAATGGATCAGGGACAATGGCGAACAGTACACCGTTGACAGGATAAAGGACATGAAAGTGTCCCTCGCCCGTCATTTTGCAGGACTCCCGCCTCCCCCTCCCCCTGCCTTTGGTGACAAGGGTAAGAGTTGGGTGGCCGTCCGTCGTGGCATACCTAAGGGACCCTTCGGGGTTTTGTTTAGGATGTCGAAGTCTAACTTCTGGGTGGCTTGGAACAGCATTATGGTTTATACCGGCGTGATGTTCCTTGATCCTGACGTGAAAGCGACTCCTGCGCAGATTAGCAAAATGCGCAGCGCAATCATGAGACAAGATCCAGAAGTTGAGGCACTGGTCGATGGGCTCAAAAGAATGTATACTACGCCTCTTAAGGTGAACGTGACAGTTGGAAAGCTGTCAGGTGACCCTTTGGTGAAGTATCGTTTTAGTGAGACACGACGCGCACCGCACGACTATCGCACCTATCCCGAGAGGGAAGCTGTGATTTCGTCTGCAGAGTACCTTATTGCACGTCCATACTGGACGAGCAGTCGGTGGAGCATGATAGCTCCTACTCTCGAAGGCATCTCGCGCTACTCGAAAGAGTGGATCGAAATGGTCATCGAAGAGGATCAGCGGTCAGGCCCTGAGGAACATCCTGAACAGATGCCACTCATGGGCGTCCTCGCCTTGATTCCAGAACCGGGAATGAAACTCCGGTTTGCTGCGAATCCAGGTCGCGTATACCAGTCGTTGACTGGTCCCCTGGGTAGAAAATTGTTTGGAGCCCTGAAACGGGTCCCCAATGACTTTACCTATGACCAAGAAGCGGGTATAGCATTCGTCCAACGGAAGTTGGCTGAAGGTTATCCTTCAGTCTCCATGGATTTGTCAAATGCAACCGACAATTTCCCTCTGGAGCTGGAACTGGCCTGGCTTGCTGACAATGGGTGTGAGCCGGAATGGCTTCACCTGTTGAGAGATTTGTGCCGAGGCGACTGGTTCTACCAGAATGAAAAGCATCGGAGAGTGACATCTCCGGGTGTCCTATGGGAGGGTGATGCCGCTTTGCAGCGGGTACACTGGACCGTAGGTTCACCGTTGGGCGTCTTTCCGACGTTCGCGGCTTTTGCGCTAGGGCATCATGCCCTAGTTCAGTCGTGCTTTCAGGAAGTCGGGGTTGCACCCGACGAACACGGAGCTTACGATTATGCAATCGTAGGTGACGACTGTACAATATTCAACCGCGAGGTGGCTGCTGTGTACCGCAAGGTCATGGTTGCCTTGGGAGTGCCGATATCCGAGGCGAAAACCTTGGATGCCGACCACACCAGTGAATTTTTGGGTCGCATCGTGACTGCCACTGAGGTCTACCATGGCTTTAAGTGGAAAGGACGTTGCTCAGATATGAGCTTCGTCGATCTCGCTC